TTACTTGATAATATCTATAAACGGTAGAATTAGAAAACGAACCAGTATCACATCCAGTTTTACCACCATTACCTGGCAAATCTACAATGTGTTTTAATACGGTCCAAGAACCAGTTAAATCGTTTGAGCCAGATAAAGTAAAATCTGGAGTACCAGATGTCCAAATTCTATCCCATACACATTTAGTAAAAACCCAACTAGGAGAGGATGCTCCAGTATCCCAAGCATAAAAAACATCAGCAGCTGATGTATCTGTAAATTGACCAAAGTAATTATAAGCACCGTTGGTATTTTGACCACTATCAGCAAACATTCCCCATAAAGTTTGTTGGTCCCTAGAGGCGTCTGAATTGTAGTGTCCAGTTGTACGAGTGTGTGTTGCGTCATCAACCACGGTCCAGTTGTTAGCTGCAACTAAATTCGTATCAAAAGTCCCACTTTCTACATTTGAGGCATTTCTATCATCTGCGTCAACCTGTAATGCTTCTGAACCAAGAGTTTGAGTAGTTGAGTTTACATATTCAGATGAGTTTCTTAAAGTATTAGCACCATTAGTATAACCTGTAGCGTCTTGAAATACATCAACATATTGCGAATTGGTATTAGTCGCATTTAAATTTTCTTGTGTATGAACTCTTAAACCAAGAGTTGATAAATCATTTACTAATTTATTGTCATCAAAAGAAGTAGCGTGTTGAGAAACATTAGACGCAGCTATTCTGGCGTCAGCAAATGTTCCGCTACCAATTTTTGAAGCCGCTAAACTAGGAATTCTAGCGTTGTCTAAAGTACCTGTTGCTATTGAACCTGCTTTTAATTTACTAATTGGCATATCTATTAATAGTTTAAACTAACTCCTCTGATTCTCGCCTCTTTAGACCCAGCGGCCTGGTTGGCGAATGAAATTTTGTATTTAAGTTGGGTTCCTGAAGTTACAGGTAAATCATTTACTTTTGCCATTTTAATACCTGAACTAAAATCTGGTAAAGCAGTTAATGTAGCAGTAGAAAAATTACTGCCGTTATCAGCTGAAAGTTGTAATACTATATCACTATTTAGAGCATTTGTTCCGGCATTATCCTGGTAAGTTATAACACAACCCATTTTTGTAGTTGCTGAAGTTGTTATTGCATTAGATATAAAGTTTCCAGTTGCACTTGTTGTACCAGCTGTAAATTCGTTTCCAGCACCACCATTATATAAGTTTGTTGCCTCTGTTTGACCTATAGCTCTGCCTTTCCAAAAACACATTTGGTCAACATAACCTCTAAAACCATAAGCATTATTATGTCTGTGAAATAATCTATGATAAGTTGTTGAAGCTCCACTTGCACCATCTGATAAATTTTGGTCTAAATATTTTGTTCCGTTTTGAAATATGTATTTTTTAGTTGTAGAATATGAAAAGACTAAATGTATCCAAGAATTTAAATCAACCGTACTTGAAGCCATATGCCAATTAGAAGATGAAAAATCCATTAATGCTGGATTATCTGAACTATCAATACCAAAAATTAAATTTGAATGTGATGTATTACCTTGTCCATCTCTATATCCATCATAAAGCATATTCCAATCATTACTATCACTATCTCTACGAACCCAACAAGACATAGAAACACTTTCGTTAGCCGCAAAACCCATATGATTATTACCACCATCTGAAAATGAATATCCATCACTATTTCCATTTTGATATGTAGAATGAGTACCAAATTTTTTCTGTGAAGTTTCAAAAGTTGGTGATCCATCTGCTACTAAATTTTGAGAACCATGAGTAGCATTTAAACTATTGTCAAAATTATAAATGTTATGAATGCTTGTCATTAAATTTGCACTATCTGAAGCGAAACCAGCAGCAACAACCGTTGAAATAAACTCACTAGCATTTCTTGGAGCATTAGTGTTTGAAGCAATTCCTGTGTCATCTTGAAATACATCAACATATTGAGAGTTGGTGTTAGACGCCGATAAATTTTCTTGTGTATGTACTCGTAAACCTAATGTAGAAATATCATTAACAATTTTATCATCATCAAATGCCGGAGCATTAGCAGTTAAGTTAGCTTGAGGTATATCACCTGTTAGTTTAGTACCGTCAAACTTACCAGCTGTTAAAATATTATTTGCAAAACTTCTTGTTATACTTCCCATTTTATCCTACTTTGGTAAAAACCTAAATGTTATTTCTGCTGAGGCCGCTGGAGCCGTAGCAAAAGTTAATGTTGTTCCCGAAATTGTATAGTCATCTGTTGGAACTAAACAGATACCATTTACAAAAACTAATATGTCGTCAACCGTTCTACCACTTGTAATTGTAAATGCTGTAGTAGAGGCGTCACCAGTTGCTGTACCTTTTGAGTGTGATAAAGTACCACTTGGTAATGTAACCGTTTTGCCTGTCAAGTCAAAAGTTGTATGAATATGTGAACCTTGTACACTTGTTGGTGGAATAAAATGATGGCCTTGTGCTTTACCTTGATAAACGCAATACATATCATCTCCTGTTGTAGGAGCCTCTGACATGGTCAAAGTTGTTCCAGCAGCCGTGTAAGATTTACCTGAACCAGGCTCTTGCCTTACATTATTGATAAACAATTCAAGCTCGTTCTCATTTGATACGGTATGAGTTAATGTAAATGCCGTAGTAGAACTATCAGGCGTAAACGATTGTTTAGCCGTGCTATGAAAAGTATCCGCTGGTTTATTTCCTATGTATGCCATTTAATCTTTTAATTCCTATTATGTTGATATTGCGTCAACAGCGCTTACCCAAACATCTGCTGAACTAGCTGTATCTGATTTTACTTTTAATGCGTCACCGTTTTGTACGACAAATCTTGACCCACCATCAATTATTTGTAACATACCACCTTGTACGATTGGCGCACCTTTAATTAAGTAAATATCATTAGAGCCGTCATTAATATAGACATCAACATTTATTGTTGAAGCTGCTATATTTGCAACTGAAATTCCTACGATTGTATCGTAAGAGTCAGCAGTAAATACCGTTTCAGCTGATGTGCCTACATTATTAAATGTATATCGTCTAAAGTTTTGTGCCATTTTTTATTTCCTCTTTTATTTATTACAAAGCTACAGCCATCGCTATACTGAAACCAGTTGACGGCAATGAACCTGCGTTAAATCTTCCTTGTGCTGAACTCCAAATTAATCCATTACCATCAGCAATACCTGATATATTCACATTTGATAAATCACCTACTGAAGCATTTTCTGTAATAATTTTTACCCAACCACCTGCGTCTGCAACATATGGATTATTTCCACCATAATCATAAGCAAACATACCTTCGTAAGTTGAAGCACTTGGTAATGCACCTGTATTTGCAAAATTAAATTTTATTTTATTTCCTGAAGAAGTTAAATCAAAAGCACCACTTGTTACTGAAGTAGCAGCTAAGTTTGTAATAGAGTTATCAGGACCATTGATTGTTTTATTTGTTAATGTATCAGTTGAATCTCTTAATACTATTTGACCTGTAGCATTAGGTATTGTAACCGTTCTATCTGCTGTTGGATCAACTACCGTTAAAGTAGTTTCAAAATCGTCTGAAGTAGTACCTTCAAATGTAAATGAATTAGTTACATCAATTGTTGTAGAGTTTACGGTTGTTGTAGTACCATTTACGGTTAAGTTTCCTGTAATTATAGCATTACCACCTACACTTAAATTATTTGATACGGTAACATTATTAGGCATACCAATTGTAACGGTACCTGCGTTTTCTACAACATTGACCTCGTTAGCTGTTCCTGCAAAAGTTAAAGTACCACCTAATGCAACTGGTGAAGTATTTGAACCATCTGAAACCGTAACTGAATTATTTGCTAATGAAGAATTTGCAATATTAGTTAATGTGTTGTCAGGACCGTTTATAGTTTTATTTGTAAGTGTAGCTGTACCAGTAGCAGTTACTACCGCTGAGGGGTCAACTGCTAAAGTTAGGTCATTACCAGAAATTGTAGAGGTAATACCTGTACCACCTAAAAGTCTTAATGTTTCGCCATTAGCAGAAAGTGTAACTACCGTTGAACTATCGTCTGCGATTTTGATAGTACCGTTTATGTTAGTACCGTCACCTATCGCTGTATAGATTTCGTCAAAGTTTAGATTGATTTTATTAGCACCGGCACGGAGATTATCACCTGTTCCGTCATTTGCCGTAGAGCCTCTATTAATTACATTTTTTGCCATGGTTTTCTAATCCTCTAACACTATTTATAAACTTTATTATGGTGTACTATCATCAAAAGATAAATTTGTAGTGTCAAATTTAGTCAATGTATTACTAAACAAATCAGCACTTACAGCGAATTGAGTTGGAAATGCATAATTTGTTTTAAGTGAACCATCTATCACATTAGCAAATGCTGATAATGGTACTTCTTGACCATCAAACGCTGTTTTAGTACCTGTAATTCTCAATGCGTTTAAATTTTGAAAGGTAGTAGCAAAAGAATTAGAAGCTGATGTTCCATATATTGTATTACCAAATCTATTAATTGAACTAAATCTTGGTCCTGCGTATGCGTAACCAGACCTAACATCATGTAAGCCACCAGATTTATCTGTTAAGTTGTTTCTTCTTCTACTTAAATAATCTATTTCTATATCTTCTCTTGTTAGTGTAACATCTCTTGTATTTGAAGCAAAAGGATCCCTATAATCATTACTTACATCTAAAGTACCCTTTTCTTTTGGTTTAGCTCTTAATGATGTACCATCACTTGTTGTTCCTAATCTTCTACCAAATATAGTAGCAAATAAAGTATTTACAATTTGTAAGAATGGCACCTCTTCAGCACCTGAAGTTACACCTCTTACTGGACCGTTAGCAGTTACCGTTATTTTTGATTCAATATCTACTTGACCTGTAAAATAAAAACCAGCAGTATGCATTGTTTTTTTAAATGCGTCCCGCCATCTTGCAATTGATTGGCCTACTTTAATTACATATGAATAATCTTGATAGTATAAACTATCTTGTATTCTCATTGTAGTTTCTGATAACTTACCTTTTTCATTTATAAACTCACCGTCTGTATCTGCAATAGAAACTACATCTACTGAAGCAGTTGCAACATCTGATTTTTTAAGAGTACATGTTCCTGAAGTAGCTGATGTTAAAGTATCATTTACATTAAAGCTTCCTGTAACATCTTTTATTTTTAATAAACCTCTATTATTATCTAAACTAACAATTGTTCCTGAACCACCAGATGAACTTGTTATTGATTGATTTGTAATAAATGTTCCTGAAATATTTGTAACAATAACATTATTAAAAAATCCTAAAGTTGGTGGTGTAGGTGAGTTTTCATAACCTCTACCTAATTCAACGGTTTTTATTTTTACAATTTTACCAACTTCATCACCATATGCTTTTATACTTGCGTTTGTTCCTGTTGATGATGTTACTGAAACGGTAGGTAGTGTTGTATATCCACCACCTTTATTTGATATAAATAAATCTGTTATTTGTTGTAAGTCTGTAAATTTTTCTTGAACTACTACATTACCTGAATACGAATCACCTCTTGTTGTTTCATCTTCTAAAACAATTCTGTCACCAGTTGACATACCAGTTGTATTGCTTTCTCCAGAAAAACCACCATTTACTATTGAAACAAAACCGGCTGCATTATTACCATTTGTACCTGTATTTGTAAATGATAAACTATCACCGATATTATAACCTGTACCAGCATTATCAATTACCATTTCTGTAATTAGACCTGGTCCTATTTCTTTAACTTGAAATAAAGCACCAATACCACCAGCAGTTAATTTAATTGTATCATCTGTTGAGTTTAAAGAACCATCATTAGTAATATTTTTATTTCCAGGAATACCAGTTACACTAGCTTTAATAAAATAATTATCTGTATCTGTTATTGTACCTTGTACTTCTTCACCAACGGTAAATGTTCCTTGAATACTATCATCATTTAAAATTAATTGTGTTACGGTTTGGTCACCAATTTGAAATTGAGTTGTGTTTTCTACGATAGCAGTTGCGTTAGAAGATTGACCTGTAATTTTTCTGCCTGTTAATTGTGTTGCGTCACCAATACTTGCAATAACTCTTAATACTTTTAAAGAATCAAATGCACCGTCAGAGGCCTTAAGCATTTGTTCTCTAGGATAAATTGTTTCTGAATTTTCACCAAATAATATTCTAAAAAATATTTCGTGACCTCGTACAGAACCTTTTGACCTGTACATTGATTTAATATTTTTAATTAATTTTCTTTTATCTACACTAGAAGATAAATTTTCAGGAAGAGTTGCTAAAAACTCATCTCTCATATTAGATAAGAAATGACTTATAACATTATCAGGATCCCTAAAATTTACCAAGTCAACTATGTTATTAACTGGATTAGGTTTATAATTTGTTACATTTGCTTGAGCACCTGAACTAGAACCTATTATAATTTCATTATCAATAAATTTATCTTGTGATGTTATAATTAATCTATTGTTTTTAATATCTTCTACTAAAACAACAGCAGTTGCTTTTGAAGTTTGGCCTGTTACCGTTTCGCCTCTTGTAAATTTACCATAAGTAGATTCTTCTAAAAGAATTTTATCACCAGCGTCTAGTAATGTTCTAGCGGTATCTTTACGACTAGAGTTTAAAACTAAATTAGCAGTTTGACCTGTTTCTGATTGAAGTAAAATACCATCTGTGCCTTCAATGGTATTGATTGATAATTCTGCTGATTCTAATAATTGATAATATACTTTTAGAAATTCGGCAAATTTAGGGTGGTCAGCAACAACGAATTCTGGTAGTTGGCTGTTAAGTATCGTTGAAATTTTATCATTAAACTTTGCCATTGTTCATTAATAACTTGATGTTGTTGTATAACCTACACCAGCGTCAGAGGAACCTCCTACAAACGAATCTGCTGTAACATTAATAGTTGAGTTTGCAATATCTAACTCTACAATTTGGTCTCTTACAGGAACAACATCATTAGAATTTGGTGTTACCGTTAACTCAACAACCGTTGAAGTTGCACCTCTAATATTTGAAATTGAAGCTACATTTAAAGAGTTAAGAGTAATTTGACCTGTGTTATAATCTATTGTACCTTGTGTTTCATTTGAGTATGTTCTAATACCTGAAGATAGATAATATCTTCTAACATTACCATTACCATCATCATCTAAAAATTGTTCTAAATCACTACCTGTTACTTTGAAACCTGTTGAACTTAAAATACCACCTGCTGATTTGTTATGGCCAGAATGTGGATTAAATAATGAATTTCTAAAGTAAATATCATATTTTGTAGATGATGATAGAGTTGGTGTAAAACTTTTTCTAATTTTTATAGTTGTAATGTTTGATAATATACTTGTATCAACATCATCTATTAAACCTGTTAATTTTGAATGACGATATACTGCGTCAAATTTTTGTAATGTATTTGTATTATAATTTGTAACAGCAGTTGTAATTTCTGATTTTAAAGTATCACTTGATTTAGTTGTTGATTTTGAATCATATTTTACCGTTGATGATAATAATACTGAAGTTGTTTCCGGGTCAACAATTTGTGGCGATACTGAAGCTACATTATAAGGTTTTAATTTATTTACAATATCTTGTTTTGTAGTTTCTGTTAATGTAGAACCTGAAGCTGCCTTAACACCTATTTTTACAATACCATATCTTGGTGTTTCATCATCTTCGCCACCCCATGCACTAACTGATAATGCGTTAGGATAAATTGATTGTACAAGTGTTTCATAATCAGTTGTTGTAACTGCTCTATCTTGAGCTGCATATTGTAATGGTGCATTATGTTTAATTGATTCATTTGTTTCTGATTCAGAACCACCTTGTGAATTTGAAACCGTAACAATTGTAACATCTGAAAAACCACCAACATTACCTGATAATGTAAATGAACTTGCACTATTAGATACATCTTTGTTTGTTACAATATATTCTAGTATAACAATGTTACCATCTACAAGCGCTTTACCATTTACGCCATCGCCAAAGTAAACTTCATATTTGCCGTCTTGTCCTTCTTGTATAAAATATACTTGTGAAATAGCGTCAACATTATTATAACCACCTGCTAACGAATAAGTGTTTGTTGTTGTATCGCTAGAACTATTTTGAACTTTAACTAACAATGTTGAAGTGTCTGCGTTAGCACTTGGTATTATAAATTTTTGGTCAACATCTGTACTATCAACCGTGTATTTAAATGTTACTAAAGAGCCTTCATAAACTGGCACATTAGAAAATTTGTAAATACCACTAGAAGGTGAAATTGTAATATCTGAATTTGTAACATATTGATAAGATGTATTTTCAACCGTTGTTGTAAACACGGTACCTTTTGACATTGTAACACTTGTGCCTGTTGCATTGTTAAGTGTAACATCAATAGAGGCCATTGGCGCTCTTGGTGATGAAGGAGTATAACCAATCATCTTTGCTAATGATACAATATTATTTCTTATGTCTGCACTATCAAGATATAATTCGTTAGTTGACATATTTGCCAAGTAAGCAAGATAGTGTGTGTTGTAAGATAAAATATCTAAAAGAATATTTAAAGAACTACCTTCAAAATCATAATCTTGAAAAGATGTTTGACCTTGTAAAAATGATTTTAAGTTTAGTTTGATTGCGTCAAAATCGTAATCTGAAACTACTAGTTTATTGGACATTTATTATCTTACCCTCTGTAAAAATGTTTGCACTACTTGTGGACCTGGTACACCTACTACATAAAAATAAATGTCAACCACTAATCTATTTTTATCTTGGTCATCATCAACAGCAACATTTTGTAAATTTACTCTAGGTTCATAGTTAACTATGACCTCTTCTATTTTTCTCTCTAAA